ATGGTTGTTACCCCGATGATTGTAGCAATCATTGGTATTGTTGGTTGGAGTCTCATCAACGTAGTAGAACTTAAAGAAGACATTGCAACCGTCAAGACTGAAGTTAAATATATTTCAGAGACGGTTGATAAAATGTCTGCTCAACTTGCTCTGAATAGTGAAGTAGAAGAGTTAGAGTATGCAAAACAATGATCTTGTGAAATTGGCACTGTCACTCAAAAATAAATCCAAAACGAGAGATTTAGTACCTCTCTATAAATACGCAGAAGACAATAAAATTAGCGAAGAAGAACTGACTAGAGTAATGAAACAGGTCGGTCTGTAACTTGACATTTTGATTTTTTATTATATAATGTGTCTATGGATGATATTAAATTTTATAATTTTAATAAGATAGATTGGTCTATCGATCAGATAGAACGTCTAAATTTCAAGTTTGTTCCCACTTATCAAATAAATCCATCATTTGATCAATATCATCACGAAAGATATAAACACGTATTGGGTAATGATGCATATTTTTTGCCTAATATTATGCCTACTTTTGTTGATGAGATAATCGCATTAGAACCATTTAAGAAATATAAAATTATTACACCTGGTTTTCACAGATTACAACCAGGCATGATTCTTCCTTTACATAAAGATCCTTATACAAAATTCAAGAAAATTTATAATCTTGATAGTTCTGAGAACATAACGAGAATAATAATTTTTATGCAAGATTATATTCCAGGTCATTATATACAAATAAAAGATGAAGTGATTACACATTATAACAAAGGTTGCTTTGTAAAATGGAAAGGTGAAACACTTCATGCCGCTTTTAACTTAGGTATTGAGAACAGATACACTTTACAACTCACTTGCCATGAATAAAACATTACCGCATCTAAAAGAAAAGAAATATGGAGGTGCTTGGAGCATCCATGATGAAGAGTCATTGAATTTTAGACTTCAACAAAAACACATACAAGGTGATCCTATTGAGTTTCTAAATGACTATAAAGATTGGATCAATCAAAAAGATTTTGATCTATTTCCTCATCTAAGTTTTAGTCAAGGAACCACCGAAACATTTGATAAATTCTATCTGAAGCATCATACGAGAAGATTGCGTATAATAAAAGGTGAATATTTTTATCATCAGATAGCGAGTAGAAATTATTTTTCTGGTGTCACATGGATAGATGAAGAACCATTGAAAGAGAATGATGTCGTTATAATGAGTTGTCCGTTCTCTGACACAGGTAATATACCAGTAGGTTTTTATAATATACTGAGCAAATGTGATGAGAAAAAAATACCAGTGCTTCTCGACTTAGCATATATTAATTTGACAGATCTACAATTGAATCTTAACTTTGATTGCATAGAGACCGTTACAACTTCAATGAGCAAAGTATTTCCATTAGAATATGACAGAATAGGAATAAGACTTGACAAAACATTATATGATGATACAATGGTTGCTTATAATCAAAACAAATATATCAATCTTTATAGCATAGGTTACGGTCAGCAATTCATAGGTAAATTTGACAACAAATGGCTACTAAACAAATATCGATTAAAACAGAAAAAAATGTGTGATGAACTTGATGTTGAACCATCAAGTTCCGTTATTTTTGGTATCGATACAAAAAATTTATATGATGAATACAATAGAGGCGGCAACACAAATAGATTATGTTTCTCAAAAATCTGGGACAATAGAGTGAAATGAGTATATACGTTGATCAAAAATACATCAATCTACTATCAGGACAATTAGAACGATTCACACGTAAAAGAGATGATTTGTACAATTTCAGATGCCCTATTTGCGGTGATTCACAAAAGAAAAAACATAAAGCGAGAGGCTATGTCTATCGCAAAGAAAATCTTTTGTTCTATCGTTGCCACAATTGTTCTGCCAGTATGAGCCTTGCCAATCTCATCAAGCAAATAAATCCTACATTACATAAACAGTATATTCTTGAGAGTTATACTAATAATGCTTCTACGTTTTCACCAGTAGAAAAACCTGAATTTAAGTTTGAGCCACCAAAGTTTTCTGACAGTCTATCGCCTTTGCAAAAATTAGAACCAGTCAATTCACTAGACGATGAGCATTACTGTAAAGAGTATGTGGTAAAGAGAGGCATACCGAAAGAGCATCATAGAAATTTATTCTATGCAGAAAATTTTAAGTCATTTGTTCATGAACTTGAAATCTCCGATGATGATATATATAAGCATCTTTATGAAGAGCCGAGATTAGTAATTCCTTTCTTTGATAAATCACGGAAGATGTTTGCCGTTCAAGGACGAGCCCTTGGTCAATCGGATCTGAGATATATTACTGTAAGAATTGATGAACAATACCCCAAAATTTATGGTCTTGATAGAGTTGATATAAGTAAGCCAATTTATGTAGTCGAAGGTCCGATTGACTCCTTGTTCATAGAAAATTGTATCGCAGTTGCAGGTGGTGATTTAGTTTCAGCAATAAAACATTTCATTAATCAAGAACTGATATTCGTTTATGATAATGAAAGAAGAAACCGTGAAACGATTAAGAAGATGGAAGCGACAATCGAAAGACAACATAAGATCGTCATATGGCCTCGGTATATAGAGCATAAAGATATTAATGATATGATTCTAGGTGGAATAGATGTTATAAGTGAGTTGAAAAATAATGTTTATTCTGGTCTAGTTGCGAAAACAAAAATGTTGGAATATAAAATATGAAAATACATAAGCATGGTTTTGTGAAGTTATTAGAAGTGATGGGCAATGATGAGGAAGTCGAAAATGCCGCTCGAATTAGTTACGGTGAAGGTACACGGAAGGTAAGCCAAACAAGAAATCTGATTCGTTATTTAATGAGGCACAAACACACATCACCATTTGAGATGTGTGAAGTGAAGTTTCATATCAAACTACCAATATTCGTGATGAGACAACTTGTTAGACATAGGACCGCTAACATAAACGAATACTCTGGCCGTTACTCTATAATGAGTGATGAGTTTTATTTGCCTGCTGAAGCCGATGTACAAGAACAATCAGAATCGAACAATCAAGGTCGTGGTAAAGATTTAGATCAAGATAATAAAATTCTTGTTTTAAGTCGTATGGTTGCAGTTACGGATCAGGCTAAAGAGTGTTATAGACAAATTGCTAACCCTACTCCCTTAGATGGATTTTACGAAGGGTTTAAGGGTATTGCGAGAGAACTTGCAAGAACAGTTTTACCAGTTTCCAATTATACAGAATGTATTTGGAAAATAGATCTGAACAACTTTTTTCATTTTGCTAAATTACGTATGGATGCTCACGCACAAAAAGAGATACAAGATTATGCTAGTGCTATGTACGAATTGGTAAAACCAAAGTTTCCTATATGTTGTGAAGCATTTGAGGACTATATTCTTAACTCAAAAACATTTTCCGCTAAAGAGATGAAGATCATAAAAGAAAATCTTAATGGAAGTTGGGTTATGTCTAAATATGGTTTATCAGAACGAGAATCAAAAGAATTTTTAGAGAAGTTAAAATAAGGAGTAACAATGCCTCTACCTACCGAGTACCAATCTTTTATACATTTATCACGCTACGCCAGATGGAATTATGCATTGAAACGTAGAGAATCTTGGGAAGAAACAGTCGATAGATTTATTAATTTTTTCAAGGAACATTTAGATAGTAAACATAGTTTTAAGTTAGAAAATGGGTTAGAGGCAGATATGAGAGAGGCTATCACTAATCTAGATGTCATGCCTAGCATGAGATGCTTGATGACTGCAGGTGAAGCACTCAAAAAAGAAAACGTTGCAGGATATAATTGTTCATATGTTAAGGTAGATGCTCCAAGATCCTTTGATGAAATACTTTATATTCTCATGAATGGTACAGGTGTAGGGTTCTCGGTAGAAGAAGAATACGTAGATAAGTTACCGCCATTAGCAGAAGAATTTCACGAAACGGATACAACAATCGTAGTTGCAGATTCTAAACTTGGGTGGGCTAAAGCATATAAAGAAATGCTATCATTACTATGGCAAGGTCAAATACCAAGATGGGATTTGTCAAACGTAAGACCGGCAGGGACGCCTCTTAAAACATTCGGAGGTAGAGCCTCTGGTCCAGAACCACTTGAAGAACTGTTTAAGTTCACAATAAATACTTTTCGGAATGCCGCTGGACGTAAACTTAAATCGGTAGAAGCACATGACATTGTATGTAAAATTGCTGAGATTGTTGTCGTTGGTGGTGTTCGTAGGTCTGCCCTTATCAGCCTGTCAAACTTACAAGATGAGTCAATGCGACATGCTAAGTCGGGACAGTGGTGGGAGAATAATCCTCAACGAGCCCTCGCCAATAATTCGGTTAACTATAAAGAAAAGCCAGACATTGGGACTTTCATGCGAGAGTGGTTATCCCTCTACGATTCTAAATCGGGGGAGCGTGGAATCTATAACAGTATGTCGGCCAGAAGACAAGTAGAGAGTCTAAACAATGAAGAAGAAACAAGAAGAGAACCAAGAGATGACTTTGGAACTAACCCCTGCAGTGAGATCATACTTAGAAGCAGAGAGTTTTGCAACCTTTCAGAAGTCGTTGTCAGAGGACGGGACACTGCCGAATCACTACGCAAGAAAGTTAGGATTGCGACTATCCTTGGCACATTTCAATCAACCCTCACAAGTTTCAAGTACCTCTCCAGAGAGTGGAAACGAAACTGCGATGAAGAACGACTTCTCGGAGTTTCTCTCACAGGAATAATGGACAATTCGATTACCAATGGCAAGAAAGGTAATCTTGAACAACTATTAGAAGATCTTAAACAAGAAGCGGTTGTAACAAACAAAGAGTTTGCAGATAAACTTGACATTCCACAGTCTGCCGCCATCACATGCGTTAAGCCAAGCGGAACGGTCAGTCAGTTAGTAGATTCCGCTTCAGGTATTCATGCAAGACATAATCCATACTATATCAGGACTGTACGTGCAGACAACAAAGATCCGTTGTGTGCATTCATGAAAGATGCAGGGTTTCCAAACGAAGCAGATGTAATGAAACCGCAACATACAACTGTATTTTCATTTCCAATGCAGAGCCCAAAGAATGCAGTATTTAGGCAAGATATGACTGCAAAAGAGCAACTTGAACTTTGGCAGAAGTATCAGACACATTGGTGTGAGCATAAACCATCAGTAACTATTTCTGTCAAAGAGCATGAATGGATGGAAGTTGGTAACTGGGTATGGGATAACTTTGATAGTATCAGTGGTATCTCATTCCTGCCTTTTAGTGAGCATACATACAGACAAGCACCATATCAAGATTGCTCAAAAGAAGAGTACGAAGAAGCATTGAAAGCAATGCCGAAAAATGTTGATTGGTCACAGTTGTCTAAATACGAGGAGCAAGACTTTACCGCTGGAGCACAAGAATTGGCTTGTGCCGCCGACGGTGGTTGTGAAGTGGTGGATATCTAATGCGAGTATTGTCAGATGCATTGACTGAGAAAGATGAATTGCATCAGACTATCAAATATTATGAGGATTTACTCACAGAAGAACTTGTAGTACCATCACATCTATATAATGCAATGAAGATAAAAGAATTGCGAGAAAAATTACATTATTATAAGGCTGAATACGATGGATATGTCAATGGTTCCAGAACACTATGCGGATAATCTCCTAGCGGAGATCATGGACGAAGTTGAAGACGAAATGAAAAGGGTTTCTAACTTACGAGAAAAAGTAAGAAGAAACCCTAAACCAGACCTTAATCATTTGGTCATGCCAGAACGACTTAAATGTTATTCTGACGGACTTAAACATTGTTATCACTTATTAAGAAGATACAGGGAGTTGGAGAAACCTGCAAATGAACGAGATTGAAAAGGATTTCGATTGCATAGAGTGTGGTGAGCATTACATAGTTACATGGACCAGTCATAGGGCTCCATCACACTGTCCTTTTTGCGGTGCCTACGTAGAAACACCAGAAGAAGATGAAGATAATTGGGATTGATTATTCACTGACCAGTCCTGCTATAACATTATACAATGGAAACGATAAGTGGAATTATAATTCTGGCTCTTGTACTCATTTTTGTTTGGCGAGTAATGAACGACAACGATCAAAATGGGCCGAGATTCGGAGCGTAAAAACAGACATATATCCTGCTTGGGAAACTGATTTGCAGAGGTATCACGGTCTTGCAAACTGGGTGATTAATTGTTGTATTACTGCAATAAGCCCAGAAAGACCGAAAGCATATATAGAAGACTACGCATATGCCGCCACTGGTAGAGTATTTCACATAGCAGAGAATATGGCAATACTCAAAGACACACTCACAAAATGGGGAATCAAATACGAGATGATTGCACCCACCGTTATTAAAAAATACGCTACAACTAAAGGTAATGCAAACAAAGAAAAAATGTATAATGCATTCACTGATGAGACTAATAGAAACCTATTAGACGAGTTTAGCATTAAACTAAATAATCCTATCACAGACATAGTTGATAGTTATTACATAGCAAAGTACGGACACGCCTATGGCAACAATACCTGAAGAATACGCAGATTTTGATTTTGGTTTTTCTGCGGTAGATGATGAAGAATACAAAGCGAAAACGACTGAGGTCGAAAAGAAAATTGTAGAAGTCGAAGCAAAATCAGAATCCCTCACAAATCTAGAAAAAAAGATAGATTCCGCTATCAACGAAATCAATTACAAAAAAGAGTATCTTGAAGAAAAGTATGTGGAAGACATGCTTAAAGTTGAGAAACTTATTTTACCTCTATTGTATAACTTAATGAAAAATCCAGATAAAGATTATATTTACTGGCCGAAACGTGATGAAATCATTACAAAACAAATTGAAAAAATTAAAGATATAACGAGAGATATACAAGTCGATTAAGGATTATCATGAATAAATTATGGTACAGTTGGGAAGAAATGAGAAGAGATGTTAATGTTCTCGCAAGAGAAATTGTTCTCGACAAATTTGACCCGAATGTGATTGTTGGATTATCCAGAGGTGGTCTCACTCCTGGTGTTATGTTATCTCATTGGTTCAAGAAACCGTTTAAGCCTGTTAAATCGTCATTGAGAGATTTTCCTGAATGGGAAGACTACTTGCCGAAACCCACTGATGAAAGGGTTTTGATTGTTGATGATATATGTGACTCGGGAGAAACATTTCAGAGAATGCAAGGTTTCATTAAAGGTCCTCGCAAAAATTCACCACTGGAGTTGCCAGTTGATGTGAGATTTGCGAGTCTATGGTGGAACAATGAATGTGACTTTGAGCCAACATATTATGTCAACGAAATGGCA